TGAGAGCTTAAAGGTAACACTTGAATTCGTTTTGCTAGAGTGGAAGGTCATGGCCAACCTCTATACGATCTCATAAATAGTAGCGTACATGATAATCGTCAAGTCTTTTTTGTTCATGGTGGAGTTGATACTGAAGATAGAGAAAAAGTAAGAGAAATTACAGAAAAAGAAAACAATGCAATTATTGTTGCATCATATGGAACTTTTTCAACAGGAATTAATATTAAAAATCTGCACAATGTTATCTTCGCTTCACCAAGTAAATCTAGAATTAGAAACCTTCAATCAATTGGTAGAGTATTAAGAAAAGGAAATCAAAAAACTAAAGCAACTTTATATGATATTGCTGATGATATCAGTTATAAGTCAAGAAAAAACTATACTCTAAATCATCTGATTGAAAGAATTAAAATCTACAATGAAGAAAACTTTAATTATGATATTGTAAATATACCGCTTAAAAACTAATGGGAGAAGAGTTCTATTGTATTTTAAAATTAGTATCTGGAGAAGAAATCTTTTCATCTGTAATGGTTGATGAGAATGAAGGTGATCCTGTAATTGTTCTTCAAAATCCAGTTACAATGAAGACATTTCAAAATCATCAAGGCATGTATGTTAAAGTTAAACCTTGGATTGAAATGTCTAGTGATGATCTTTTTATGATTAAATTAGATAAAGTTATTACTATGACTGAGAGTAAAGATGATCATCTAATTAATATCTATGAGAATTTTATTAAAGAAGATGAAAGTATTGAAGTTCATCATCCAGGAGGTCGTATAAAGCCTTCTCAAAAGATGGGTTATATCTCTTCAGTTGAAGATGCTCGTAAGAGGCTTGAAAAGATATTTAAAGGACTTAAAGAGACTTAAAGAACTTAGATTCTGATCTTCATCGTTAACAAACCTAGTCTACTCATATTTTCACATCTTGTCAACCCCCCTTAAAGTGTGGTATAATACAAGAAAATAACCTGGATGAGACCATGCTATGCCCAAAAAGAAACCTGATCATTATGTGAATAATCGTGAATTACTAGAAGCACTTGCGGTTTATCGTGCTAAAGTTGAAGCCGATTTTTATACTAGAAATTCTAGAAAACCAACGAAAGAAGATAGGTCTAAACATTGGAGTGGAAAACCTCCAATTCCAAATTATCTTGGAGAGTGTTTTTTAAAAATAGCAACTCATCTATCATATAAACCAAATTTTGTAAATTATATGTTTCGTGAGGATATGATTTCTGATGGAATTGAAAATTGTGTTCAATATATTCACAACTTTGATCCTGAAAAATCAACAAATCCTTTTGCATATTTTACGCAGATTATTCACTACGCATTTCTAAGAAGAATTCAAAAAGAGAAAAAGCAATTAGATATTAAATCTAAAATTATTGAAAAAAGTGGATTTGATCAAGTTATGATGATTGATGATAGCCTTCTTGCAGGGCATAGTAGCGAATATAATAGTATTAAAGATAATATCTCATATCGCAATAACCGATAGTTAGAATATTATTTCTATAAATAGTATCATGATAATAAAATAAAATGAATATTATTTATAGAATAACATACTTGCCACACTTAAAAAATCAAACTCCACCTTATTATTATGTTGGTTCAAAATTTAATTATAATGAAAATTATTGGGGTTCTCCTTCCTCTAAACAAAAAGATTGGTATACAGAAAATCTTACAATTAGTAATTGGTGGAAAGAAAAAATAAAACAAGATAAAAGTAATTTTTATCTTGAAATTATTTCTGAGTTTAAAAAAATTGAGCCATTAGAATTGGTGGAAGAAGAAAAAAAAAGTTCAGATTGAATTAAATGTTAAAAATAACATAGAATACTTTAACAAGGCTATTGCTACTTCTGGGTGGGTTTCTGTTCCGAGAACTGAGGACACTAAAAGAAGAATAAGTCAAATTACTAAAAACTATTGGGCACAAAATACTGAAGAAGTTTTAGAGCGGAAGAAAAAAAATAAGTGAAAGAAATAAAAAAATAAAATCTAATGAATTGAAAGAAAAATGGAAAAATCCAACTGATAAAATGTTGGAAAATTATGAAAGATTTATTAATATGTCCAAAACACAAAAAAGACCTTGGACTAAAAACAAAAGAAAAAGAAAATCACAGAAAGTTTGTATTTGTGGTATAATATATGAAAACGCTGTTGAAGCAGGTAAAAAATTGGGTATAGATCCAATAAATGTTAGGCGTAAATGTAGATTAAAACAGTATTTTGATTGGTATTATTTAAATTAAACTTATGAAAATTGCCATAATTACAGATACTCACTGGTCGGCCCGCAAATCTTCTAGATTTCTTCACGATTATTTTGAACTTTTTTATAAAAATATATTTTTTCCAACTTTAGAAAGGGAAGGAATTACTACAGTAATTCATATGGGGGATGCATTTGATAATCGTAAAGGTATTGATTTTTGGGGATTGGAGTGGACGAGAAAAGTTGTACTAGAACCACTTAGAAAATATAATACTCATATTATAGTAGGAAATCATGACATATTCCTTAGAAATTCTACAGAAATAAATTCACCAAATCTTCTTCTTAAAGATTATCCAAACATTAAAACTTATAGTTCTCCAGAAACAATTAATGTTGGTGGATTAGATATTATGATGATACCTTGGATTTGTAGTGAAAATTATGATGAAACTATAAATCATATTCAAAAGACGAAAGCCAAAGTTGCAATGGGTCATTTAGAGCTTCAAGGCTTTCGTGTAAATCGTAATCTTGTAATGGAAGATCATGGATTGGATGCAAATATTTTTTCAAAGTTCAAAAAGGTATTTTCTGGCCATTACCACACTCGTTCTGATAATGGATGGGTTTACTATCTTGGCAATCCTTATGAGATGTACTGGACTGATGTAAATGACACAAGAGGATTTCATATTTTTGATACAGAAACTTTAGAACACACTCCAGTTGATAATCCTTATAAATTATTCTATAATATTTACTATGAGGACACTCCTTATCAATTATTTGATACAACTGAGTATGAAAATAAAATTGTAAAAGTGATTGTTCGTAAAAAATCTAAACCAAAAGATTTTGAAAAATTTATTGATAAACTTTATAACTCAAAAATTCAAGAACTTAAAATTATTGAAAATTTTGAAATTCAAGAAAATAAAAATTTTGAAGTTGAAGAAGATGAAAATACTATATCAATTCTAAATCGATATATTGATGAATCTGAATTTCAATTTGATAAAAGTATTATTAAAAATATTTTTCAAGATCTATATCAACAAGCTTGCGAAGTAGAATAATGTTTCTTCTCACTCTCAAAGATAGAAAAGACGATGGTGCTTATGCTGTCCAAGATCAATATGGACAGAAAGTCTTATTTCTATTTGAGGATGAAGATGATGCAGTTAGATATGCTTTGATGCTAGAGGATCAAGAAGAGCAAGAGATGGATGTGGTGGAAGTTGATGACGAACTTGCCATTAAAACTTGCAAAATGTACAATTATAAGTACGCAGTCATAACCCCTGATGATATTATAATTCCTCCTAAAAATGTTAGTATTTCAAAAAATTAGATGGCGCAACTTTCTGTCTACTGGACAGCAGTTTACCGAAATTGATTTTACCTCACATAATACAAATTTAATCATTGGAACAAATGGTGCAGGAAAATCTACGGTTTTAGATGCACTTACTTTTGTGCTTTTTAACAAACCATTTAGAAAAATTAATAAACCACAATTATTGAATAGTGTAAATGAAAAGGATTGTGTAGTTGAAATACAATTTTCTACAAATAATAAAAATTATCTTGTTCGTAGAGGAATTAAACCAAATATTTTTGATATTGAGGTAAATGGAATTGCCTTACACAAAGAGGCCGACGATAGAGCAAATCAGAAAATTTTAGAAGAAAATATTCTGAAAGTAAATTATAAATCTTTCACTCAAATTGTAATTCTTGGAAGTAGTGCTTTTGTTCCTTTCATGCAATTGACGACTGCAAATCGCCGTGAAGTAATTGAAGATCTTTTAGATATTCGTATTTTTTCTGCAATGAATGCTCTGATTAAAGATAAAATAAGACAGCAAAAAGATAGTATTAAATCTCTGAATTCAATTAAAGAAAATTTAAAAGAAAAAATTCAAATGCAAAAGGAGTTCATTGAAGAACTTGAAAATCGTGGAAATGCCAACATAAATGCCAATAAAGAAAAAATTATCAAGTTAAATGAAGAAATTGGTAATTATGAAGCAGATAATGATGCTATAGAATATAGTCTAAAAGGATATCAAACAGACATTGAAAATTTTGTTGGAGCTGGTGATAAAATAGTAAAATTAAATAATCTCAAAGGTAAGTTATCAAATAAAGTATCATTAATTACTAAAGAGCATAAGTTCTTTACTGAAAATATGGTATGTCCTACATGTACTCAAAATATAGAAGAAGAGTTTAGATTAAATAGAATTTCCGAAGCACAACTTAAGGCAAAAGAACTTCAAAAAGGGTTTCAAGAACTTGAAGAGACTATTAAATTAGAACAAGAAAGAGAAGAACAATTTATTTTTTTATCTAAAAAAATTACAAAATTAAATTTTGATATTTCTAAAAATAATACTCGCATTTCTCTTAATCAAAGACAAATACATGATTTTGAAACAGAAATTGAAACAATCGTACAAAATCTTGCAAACAAAAATACCGAACATGAAAAATTGGAAGAATTTAGAAATAGCTTTCAAGAAACAATTGAAGATATTTCTAAGAAAAAGGAAGAAATTCTTTATTATGACTTTGCCTATTCTTTACTTAAAGATGATGGGGTAAAAACGAAGATCATCAAAAAATATCTTCCTCTCATAAATCAGCAAGTAAATCGTTATCTTCAGATGATGGATTTTTATATTAACTTTGAGTTGGATTCTGAATTTAATGAAAGTATTAAATCTCCAATTCATGAAGATTTTTCATATAGTTCTTTTAGCGAAGGTGAGAAAATGAGAATTGATCTTGCTTTACTCTTTACCTGGAGAGAAGTTGCTAAAGTTAAAAATTCAGTCAATACTAATCTTTTAATTATGGATGAAGTATTTGATAGTTCACTTGATGGATTTGGTACTGAAGAGTTCTTGAAAATTATTCGATATGTAATTAAAGATGCTAATATTTTTGTAATCTCTCATAAAACTGATCTTCATGATAAATTTGAAAATATTATTAAATTTGATAAAGTTAAAGGGTTTTCTAGAGTAGTGTCTTAAATATTTTCTAGAATAAATAACTAAAAAAGTATTTAAAGAGATGAGAGATCAAGAAATTTTGGATATGATGGAAGCTTATAATGGGATTTATGAGGGTGTTGGTGTTCCAATTCCTCCAGGAGAAAGTGCTGCTAGTTATTTGGAAAAAATATTGCCTAGAGGTGAAAAAGTTATTAAACCTAAAGATGATAAGCCAGTCCCTTCATCTCCAGTAAGACAAGCTGAAGAATATTCTGTTTATGATCAAGTTTTAGATTATCTTTTAGATGAAGGATACGCTGAAAATAAAAAAGCAGCTGAAATTATTATGTTGAATATGAGTGAGGCTTGGAGGTGTAGTATTCTTAAAGAAGATTTGGCATCACAAATATCGGCGCTTACTAATAAGGGAGGGTTTCAAAGATATGCTAGTACCACGGGAAAACCTATGTATCCTTTTCCTAAATTAGATCCTCCTACGGGTACTCAAGGGCCATCTAGTCGTTTATCTCCTGATTATTTTAATCGCCCAACTCCACAAAGACTTTCTCCAGGTCAATTAGAATTGGATTTAAGTCCTAGAACTCCTACACCTACTCCTCCATCTACATCACGTTTAAATCCATATAGACCTGGAGCTACAGTTAGAGGAACTGGACCAGGATTTGAACCTCAAACTGGAAGTTCTAGTAGATTTAATCCCAGAGGTGTTAATCCACGAAGCGGAATTAATCCCGATACATTAGAAACTATTGGTAATGTTTTAAATGCCGCTTCAGTATTAGCAAGACCTACTCCTTTGGGTGCTGCTGCTTTGGTAATGACACCAACACGCCTCTCCGCAGGAACTCTAGATGCAGC